CCTCCCCCACCTCCCCCACCTCCCCCACCTCCCCCACCTCCCCCACCTCTGTCTCTCAAATTTATATTTTGAACAGTTACTTGAAGTTGTGCATATGCTGCTTCAAGAGCTTGCACACCTTTTATCATTTCATCTGTCACATTAACAGATGTGTGTTTCAAATTTTCAAGAGTTGTTTCAAGATTGGTAGTTGTTTCATTCATTGCTGCCAAACTATCAGTCATAGTAGCAACAGCAAGATTTGCATCTTCAGTTTCTATAACAGTTTTTTGATATTTTTTAAATGCTTCATTCATATCATTCAATAAACTAATTGCTTTACGTCCCTGTTCATCTCCACTCGATAAAACCAAACTTCCATCACGTGCTTCAACAGGACCTCTATCTGTAAAATTCAGTAGGCCTTCCGGTTTAACACGTAAATTCAGTTTAGCTATTTCTTTTTGAGTAGCTAGAACTTTTTCCCACGCTTTAGTAACTCTTTGAAGACGTTCTTCTGTGAAATCATCAGCTTGTACTTCACGGTCTAAAGCACGTAATTGTGTTCTTAAACTGAGTATCTGTACTTCAGCGTTTCGTACTTTTTCACGTGCTAAAAAATCTTCCTTACTCGGGGCGAAATTTCCTATTCGCCCAGGTATACTTTTATTTGTTGGATCCAATTGTGTTGTAAAATCAAGTAAAGCTTTTACGCGTTCTTCAGACACATCTAAGAACTGTAATAAGGCTTGTTGTCGTTTAGCCTGACTATCAGTTCTTAAATCATTAAGTCGTTCTAATGCAACTTTTTCAGCTTCAACACCTTTACGTACATTTTCAAGCCTTAAACGTAAAGCATCTGCTTGTTCTTTCCGTTGCAACAATACTTCAGCCGCACGAGCTTCGCGTAACAATTCAAATGCAGCCCTTGGATCTAATCCCGCAGTCTTTGCTTCTTCTCCAGCTTTTTTAATCAAGCCTGCTAATTTAGCACTACCTGATTCAGGATCAAAAGTATCAATTGCCGTGACAGTTTCTTTTAATTTTTTAAGAGCATCTGTACGTTTCTTAAGAATTGCTTCCTCTTTAGCAGCTTCAGCTTCCTTGAATTTAGCATGTTCTCTTTCCATACGAATCTTAAATTCAAGAATATCTACCCGTGCTTGTTCCAATCTCTTAAATAAAGCAAGAAAAGCTGCTTCTTTTTCAGGATTTCCAACAATGACATCTTTAAGTTTGGTGGTTCTTTTACCTGTTAACGGATTAAATTCCGTTACAAGTTGTTTTTCTGTTTCTTTTGCTGCATCTGCACGAGCTTTGAGAACACGAGCTTGAACATCTTTATGAATACGTTCAGCATGATCCATATATCGATCAAAAGCTTCAATATCCTTTGCTGCAATAGCCTTACGAGCTTCAGTTAAAAGCCGATCACGTAAACCAATATAGGCTTTAATTTTACCTCCTTCAGCTACGTCAACTTCAATACGTGTCGTTTCACTCTCAACTTTGGAATCCAATAAACGGTCTGCTTCTGTGTCCTTACGTGATTTAATATCAGAACGTATTTTATCAATTTTACGTTTGGTACCTTCTAATTTGGATTCCAACGCATCAAAAGGTTTTTTCAATCCATCAACAAGATCATCAATAGTTTTCCCAAAAGAATCTTTAAAACCTGCGTCCAAACGATTGATACCAACTTCAAGACTAGCTATGAGGGTTAAGAGTCCACGATTCGCTGATAAAATATCATTAGCAAATTTCTGTGAGGATTCTGCTAATTTATCATTAAAAGTATCTGCTTCAAAAGCTGCAACATGAAGTGAATTTCCAAATCTTGCCGTTGCTGCTGCAGCATCTGCCAATTCAAATGCAATACTTACGGCTACAAATGCAACACTTGCAGTAGTTAATGATTTTAATGAAGCTGTCAAAGCACGTATACCTGTAGTAGCTTTTGAACTACTTGCAAAAAGACTCAAAAAAGATTTACCAAAACCTATATTTGCAACAATTGCTGCACGTACAGCAACAGTATAAGAAACAAAAACTTTAATACTTGTTTTCAATGTTATTTTAATTTTCTCTAAAATTATGTCAGCACCACCTGCTGCTTCAGCAACACGAACAAACGTTTTGAGAATACTATCACCCATTTTTGCAAAGAAAACACGAACCTTCTGCGTTTGGATCTTAGATCGTCGTCCAAGACCTTCCATACTTTCTTCATAAGCTAATCCAAAACCTTTAGCAGTTTCAGTCAATTCTTTCATTTCATCTTTAAGATCACCAGACGTGGCAACAACACCACCCATCAATCCACGAATACGTCTGAAAAATTTAGTTAATTGACCTAAACGATTTCCACTTTTTTCAGCTTCTTTACCTAGTTTTGCCATAACTTCTGCATAACCAAAAGTAGCAAATGCATTTTCAGCAGAAGTAACACCCCATTCTGTAAAAACAGCTTGCAATTCTTCAGAAGGTTTCAACATAGCAAGAAAAACATTCCTCAAGAATGTCATAGCTTCTGCAGCTGAAACACCACGTTTTGTTGTCAATGAAATAGTTGCAAGAACTTCTTTAAGTGTAACACCTAATTCAGATGAAAGAATGGTAACACGTCCAAGTGTTTCTGCAATATCTTCCAAACGTAAGCGACCTTCAACAACAGTTGCAAACAATAATGCATTCACATGTGCAGTAGATGCAGCACTTAATTTATAAGAATTTAAAGCAGCAGTTGTTGCACTAACTGAAGTATTTAATTCTGTCGCAGCAACAATAGAGAGTTTAATTTCTTGTCGCAAAAAACCAGTTGTATCACCAGCATCAACAATCTGATTAGACAAAGATTGATAAGCTGATTCAGCTGCTGTCAATTGCTCAACACCAAAATCTGTGGATAATCCACGAAGTTCTTTTGACCACTCTCCAACAGATAATGCATTACGATCTGCGATCGTACGAATTTCATGAATTCGTATACTAAATTCTTCAGCTGCTTTGGTTGCAGATATCAAAGCTTGTGCTGTTCGTAAAATTGCACGATGAACAGCAGTTGCCAGAATGACACCTGAAAAAATTCTCCAGACACGTGTCATATTGTCAATATTCTTGGCACTTCTTTTATAACCTGTATTCTGTTTGTTAACAACAGTTTGATTGGCCAAGAGTTGTTTGTTCAACTCAATAAGAGCAGTTGTTGCAATATTAACTTGAGTTGTAAATAATCCTAAACTAGTGACAGCCCGTTCAATAGCCTTTCTACTTAAAACAAGACTCTTCGAAGCAGCTCTAAATCGTTCAGTAAACTTTTCTGCAGCATCTGCAGCAGTACGTAAACCAGAACGTGCACGTCCCGCATGATCTGCGATCGCAGACATACGATTAGCTGCTGTTTTAGATACTGTACCAAGATTTCTAATATGTTCAGTGGTTTTAGGCAAACGTGTATTTAAACCACTCAAAGATGTATTAACATCTTTGAGTTTGGTTCGAAAAGTTCCTAACTTTTCAATTGCTTTTCCTGTAGCCTTAGTTTGAGCACGTGTAGCTACATTAGAAGCAGCTACTTTTTCTCTCTGCTTATCAATAGCTTTAGCAACTTTATTGATTGAATCAATAGCTTGCTTAGCATCAATAACATATTTCTGTGTTGACTGTTTACCCATTAGACATCCACCACAGTAAGATTAAGAGAAACAGGTAATCTTCTTTCAATAGCTCTATCGACTTGTGCAAAAAACGCGTCAGTTGCAGGATTATTCAAAGCATCCCGCCCAACCATTGCGGCACCGTTATAAAACTCATGTTCCATATAATGTAATACTGTTGTAGACCATTGAAATTCATAAATAAAAGATCCAGGATCAGACTTATCATCCTTGATTTCAAATTCACTTTTTGCTTCACCTGCACCCACGTCTTGTATAGTCTCTTCCAAATGACTGTAATATGGTTTCCTTATCGGTCGTATATTAACACTGACACGAAGAAAACGTCCTAAAGGTCTAAGTGTCCCTTTTGCCATCCCTGTCTCAACAGGTACACCTTCAGCAAGCCAAGCTCTTAACCATTTACGTGCAGCCTCACGAATAGTCTGACCTAAAATCCGATCAGTTCTTCGTGAAACATCTACACGATTCATTTGAACGGCTTGGAGACCTTTGCCAAATCTAAGCACGTTTAACCCCTGCTAAAACAACACTTTCATGTTCTTTGTATTCTTCATACTCACGACCATGTTCATATTGTAACATAGCTTCTTGATACCACCAACTATTATCTTCCCATTTAGAAGCTATGTCTGGGGGGAGGATTCCAAATCGCTCACAGGCTCTCCAGATGGTATAGAGTTTTGTTCTTCCGTCGGGGATTCGGAAACTTCCTGATCCATTTCCGTCGACGTATCTGTAAAAAGATCAGAAGCTTCTTCTCCTCTTTTTTCTGTTGGCACATTGGCGTCAAAAACACAAGAAATTATTATATCCACTTCTTGTGCACTAAAACAACTCTCCATCTCTTCACGAAAATTCTTCCAAGTTTCAGGTTTCTCCATGTCAACAGTATCCCATACAAGATCGGGACTTGAAGACAAAGATGTCAAAACCATCCAATTAGTTTTTCTATCGGCCCAAATATCCAAACTTTTCAAAAAAGCAGGATCTTCTTTTAATTGTTCCTTTGTTCCTGTTTTCACGTCATAAGATGCAGGAGGTTCAGGTTTTGGACACATATCCGTAAAAGATTGGAAAGAAAGTACTGGGCCTGCAAGTAGACCTAGATTCTTACCATCACGAAATACGGGGATGGTAAGAGGTTTGGGCGGTTGAATAGTTTTACCTTGCAATTTCATAATAGACCTTTCTATGAGGCCGTTCGGATTGACGTTGGAGAAACAGCCTTACAACGTCCAGAAATATCCAATTGGCCAGCTTGAAAATCACCACCAACTTCCTCAACACGAAATTGAGGAAACGTAACGAGTTCATTCAAAACAGTACCACAGTCTGCTGTGATATGTACTTGAATATCAATGCAATACGGTTCACATGCATCACCAGTTGTGACATGTGCAGATGCAGCACCCTCCTTTTTCAAAAATTCACGAATTGATACGAGTTCCCCTGTAGAAGAAATAACTTTGTCAAATCTCCCTTGGAACGTAACAGCCATCGGAACATCATCTTCATCTCGAACTGATCCTGTTGCAATATCACCTCGATTTGGAATATACTCACGAGGAGTAGATTCTGTCCAAGTGTAATTGCCATCATCCATTTTAAGATCCAAAGTCAACGGTGTTCCAGTACCATCAACAAACGTAACAATTGAGTTCTTAAGTGAGACTTTTGCCGGTTCGGTCATTTGAATTCTCCTAGAATGTCCAGAAACCCTGGTAATGACTTTCGACCGATGCCTGTTCGACAGGTGTATCAGGACGAAGTTTACCAAAAAATGTAACGTCTATTTCCTCGTCATTTTGCGGGCGTAACTGGAGTTCACCGATTCTAGATCCATCGTTAGCAGCATCATCCGCGACATCTCCATAACGAAAAATTTCAACACAAGACACGAATTTCGAGGCAGCTTGACCTGTTAACTCATCCATACCGTAGATAGACGGATTTGAATTATCTTGAAGGTTAACAACGAGTATATTAACCTCTGTGTTGATTCTGAATCTACTTTTAGTTACTTCACGTATAAATGGTCCATCAATCCTTAATTCAAACCATTTTTGCTTGTCTTTCGTTCTTCTTTCTTGTCCTTCAACATGTACATGTTCAATGTCTTTTAAAGCATTGTAAAAATGCTTCACAAGAGATGCACGTACCCAACGATTCAATTGTGAAGGATAACTCATAAAACACCTACAATTGTATCATTGGAAATGACAAGTTGATGTTGAACAGTTCTAGAAATTATTTGATGTGGTAATTGTTCATTTATACGACGCAAATACATGATAAAACCAGCTTTATGATCTAGCTGTTCATACTTTTTAATGTTATAGCGAACACCGTCAAGAACGATGTAAAAACTAAGATCCATTTCAAAGTTATCAGCTAATTTTTCTCCTGGCCAATCAATTATTGCAAAACGATCACCAACTTCAAATAATCCACCATACGTGAAATTTTTGTTTGCAGCAACATAAGCAAGATCATATTCAAACTTCTCAGAAGTCATCGCAGCCCAAGAAACAAATTTTCTGAGTTTTATCTGCGTACGAGTTGCGACACCAGATTTTCCTGTTTCTGGATCAAATGTAACACCTTCCTCGTATTTGTATAACTCGGCTTTCACACCATAACGCATACGTAAGCTATACAGAATTTTCCGCATATCTTGTCGTTTACGTTTTTGCTCTTGAGAAAGTCTGAACATGATTTCTCCACTAACCCTGGGGCCAAATAGCCCCAGGGCGATTCCAGATCCTAACCAAGCAAAACGCCACCACGGGCAACGTCCAATTGCTTGATGCCGAACAGTCCACCAACGTTGACTCGCGTACCTTCCTTCACATCATCGTACGCCATGTTAACACGCAATGCAATGTTCTCAAACATATCATTGGCAGAACGCACCCCTGTACCTGCCGGTGGCAAAGCCAACGGACGATTCACGAGTGTCAAAGCTTCACGTTGATATGCGAAGTTGTAATCACCATCAGGACCAAGGCACACAATGGCATTGTTGTCGATCGCCGCATCAAGAGGACGATCCAAAAGTATCGTTGTTGACGAAGCTTGAACGATACTGTATTCACCAGGGAGCACAGTACCACCAGAAGTTTTGAAACTGACCAGTTGTCCCTCTTGTGGAACACCTGCATCAATCACAATTTCCTTCATCCAATTGGCAGGATAACCATCTGATGCCGCCAAGTGAGTCTGACCTACAGCAATGGCAACTGCTTGATTGACAAGACCCGTTGTGTACGCTTGAAGAACCGCACCACTGGCAACAGCATTCAACAACGGACGATTCAAGGTCAACGTATACGGACCAGTGCCCGCACTAGCAGTCACACGCAAAGGAGTCATATCACCAACTATGGTGATATAAGCACCGACTGTAACAGCAGCAGTTGAAGAAACACTTGTTGCTCCTGCCAAAGCAGCTGCAGCAGTCGTGGTAGCAGTTTCTTTTCCAGCATTTCGAACACTTGGAGTATTCAATTCAAGAAAAGTATTCCATCCTGCCACACGACCCAACATCGCATCACGCAAAGCAGTACCATCATCACCAATCTTCTCAGCCGACTTGAACAAATCAGTCTTCTGCATCATTGTTTCTGACCGTGAAGCCAGACCCAACCAACGATTTTGAAGACCAACTTTGTTCGTGTTGAATACTTCACGCATATCCAACAGATAGTCATGCGAGTTGGTTTTGGAAAGAGTTCCAAGACCACCTGCACGATTGCCAAGAAATTGATAAACTTGACCACCCAAGCACTGATCCAAAAGACGGGAGTTTCCTCGCATCGCCGGAACCAAATACTCATCCAGAAGATCAACAAACGACTTGCTTTGCTCACCATCACCAATGATAAATGAGCAGTAAACTCGTTGATTGAGCTTTAC